CAGGAAAAACAAAAATTATTGGATTTAAAGACAATACTCCCTCTGGTAAAGGTGGTAATTTTTATGGTCTAGATAAATATACAAAAGAAGACGCAACTGATTGGAATGATCATGATGATTATGAAAAAGTTAAAAAAATGGTAAAGATTACAGATGGAGTTAGACAAGCACCTAGCGATGTTCTTCAAAAATTATTGACTAAAAAAGGAATTACTGCAAATCTTAGATTAAACGATATTTTAAGTCACGACAGGTATTACACTAAACTTAGTGAAGTAAGTCCAACAGCATTAATTAAAACACAAATTGTTAAACACCACTCTGGAGGTGTTGGTGCAAAAGGTAATTTAAATGCTGCAGCTACAAAAGATATACAACTATTAACCGGCGCTAATAACGCTACCGTTGTAAACTATGAAAATATTGTAAATGGTACAGGAAAAAAAGTAGCAAGAGCTTTAACAGCAGATGAAAATAAAATATTAAAAAACATGGGAGCAAAAATTACCGGCCTTGATGGCAAAGTCTATGGAGGAGGTTCTTTAGATGCTAATAAACAATTTGCCCTAATAGAAAAACAAGCCGCTGAAATGATTAAAGGTGAAAATTTTACTCCTAAAAAAATTGCGGGTTATTTAGAAAAACTAGGTTGTGGTAAAGCTGCTGGTGGTAGAATTTTTATGAATAATGGGGGTTCAACATTAACTAAATGTGCAATGAAAGGTCAAAGAAAATTAGACCGATTAATTTTAAAAGGTGGAGGCAGTAAAGCAGAAAATTCATTAGCAGAATCAATATTAAAAGCAGGTAAAGGATTAAAAAGTATAGCTTCGTTAAAAGGATTACTAGGCCCAGGAGCATTAGCTTTGGAAGCTGCAATAGAAGCAGGTCTTACTGGTTATGACATGCTATCAAAAGGTAAAACATTTAGAGAAGCAGTTGGTGATAGTTTATTTAATTATGCACTAGGAGATAAAACTAAAATAGATCCAAGAAAAGAACGAGACAAAAGATTTAGAACAGAAGGAATGAGTGAAGAAGATATGGGTAAGATCGCTGCATTTGAAAGTGCAAACAAGGAAATAGATCAAATATCTAATCTTTATGATAAACTAGATACAGCTGAACAAGGACAATTGGATGAAATGTCAGAAGATTCTGATTTTTCATATCTTCCAAACAGAACTAAAGAATTTAAAAAACAAGAAGATGAAGCTAGAGCAGATATACAAGATGTAGGTAGAACAGGATCTATAGATAGATTAACAAATGTTGATTATCAAGGAGGAGCAACTGCATTAGCAGAAGCAAACAGAAGAGCTGAACTTGCTCAATTAAAATCTGTAGATTTTAATTTACAAAGTAGAAAAGGCAATGAAAAAAGATTTGCAAGAATTAATGAGTTAAATTTCCAAGATCCAAAATATAAAGAGTACATGGGTCCGTTCCCAACAAATTATGGTTTTGCAGGTGGTGGAATAGCTAGTTTAAAAAAAAAGTATTATGACTAAAGAAAATCCAACACTTGTAAAAAACATGAAGTATGTTAAGTTCGACCAAATCCCACCTTTGAAAGGACCAAGTTCTCAAGGGTTGATTAAAGAACAGAAACAAGATAAACCAATACAGGATAAAAAATATGGCAGATATAGATAAGTCTCTTCCCAACACTCGTACTGAATTAGAAGTTCCAGGTGAGGAACAAGAAATCGATGTTACTGAACAGACGGCACAAAAACCCGTAGAAGTAATACCAGAAGAAGATGGTGGAGCAACTATTGACTTTGATCCAGGAGCCGTGAACCAAGCAGGTTCAGATTCACATTTCGATAACCTAGCAGATATTTTACCTGAAGATGTTTTAGATCCAATCGGATCAAAACTTAGAGGAGATTACACAGATTACAAATCATCAAGAAAAGATTGGGAACAATCTTATATTAACGGTTTAGATCTTTTAGGATTTAAATACGATAATAGAAACGAACCTTTTCAAGGAGCATCAGGTGCAACTCACCCCGTTCTGGCAGAAGCAGTTACACAGTTTCAAGCATTAGCTTATAAAGAATTATTACCCAGCGATGGTCCGGTTAGAACACAAATGTTAGGTGTTTCAAATCCACAAAAAGAACAACAAGCGGGTAGAGTAAAAGATTTTATGAATTACCAGTTAATGGATCAAATGAAAGAGTACGAACCTGAATTTGACCAAATGTTATTTCATTTACCTCTAGCAGGTTCAACATTTAAAAAAGTTTACTACGATGATTTATTAGGCAGAGCAGTATCTAAGTTTATTCCAGCAGATGATTTAGTTGTGCCTTACACAGCAACATCATTAGATGATGCCGAGTCTGTTATCCATGTTATTAAACTTTCTGAAAACGATTTACGTAAACAACAAGTAAATGGTTTCTACACAGACATAGAATTATCAAAACCAACATCAGTAGCAGATGGAGACAAAGTTACAGACAAAGAACGTGAGATAGAAGGTGTTGCTACATCAGCTAGAGTAGAACAACTTTATACATTGTTAGAATGTCATGTTAATTTAGATTTAGAAGGTTTTGAAGATGTTGGAGAAGATGGTGAACCGACAGGAATAAAATTACCTTACGTAGTTACAATAGAAGAATCTAGTCAAAAAGTTTTATCAATCAGAAGAAACTTTGCTGCTAGTGATACACTAAAAAACAAGATTCAATACTTTGTCCACTTTAAATTTTTACCTGGACTAGGGTTTTATGGTTTTGGATTGATACACATGATCGGTGGATTAAGTCGTACCGCAACTTCGGCTCTTCGTCAGTTATTAGACGCAGGAACTTTATCTAATTTACCAGCAGGATTTAAACAAAGAGGAGTTAGAGTCAAAGATGACGCTACACCAATACAACCAGGTGAATTTAAAGATGTAGATACACCAGGTGGCAATTTAAAAGATGCATTCGTATTTCTACCTTACAAAGAACCCTCGCAAACGTTATTAGCGCTAATGGGAACTGTGGTAGCAGCGGGACAGAGATTCGCATCAATTGCTGACATGCAAGTTGGTGATGGGAACCAGCAGGCGGCTGTTGGTACAACTGTAGCTCTTTTAGAACGGGGTTCAAGAGTAATGTCAGCAATCCACAAAAGATTATATGCTGCATTAAGAAATGAATTTAAATTATTAGCAAAAGTATTTGCAACATACTTACCACCAGAATATCCTTACGATGTTGTTGGCGGACAAAAGAATGTTAAAGTAACTGACTTTGATGACAAGGTAGATGTACTACCTGTAGCAGATCCTAATATATTCTCAATGAGTCAGAGAATATCTTTAGCACAAACTGGATTGCAAATGGCAATGGCTAGTCCTCAAATTCATAATCTATATAATGCTTATAGAAAAATGTACGAAGCATTAGGTATAAAAGATATTGATAGAATTTTACCACCACCTCCACCAACTGCACCTAAAGATCCGAGTCTAGAACACATTGATGCAATGGGTGGCAAAAAGTTTCAAGCATTTCCAAATCAAGATCATAGAGCGCATATTACTGCTCACTTGAATTTTATGTCTACTAATTTAGTTAGAAATAATCCACCAATCATGGCAGCGATACAAAAAAATATTTTAGAACATATTTCTTTGATGGCTCAAGAACAAGTTCAATTAGAATACAGAGAACAACTTGTACAGCTTCAACAATTGGCGCAACAAGCAGCAGTCAACCCACAAGCACAACAACAAGTGGCTGAGATGACTCAAAACATTGATGCAAGAAAAGCTGTATTGATTGCAGAGATGACTGAAGACTTTATGATTGAAGAAAAGAAAATTACATCACAATATGATTCAGATCCGTTACTAAAACTTAAATCTAGAGAAGTAGATTTAAAAGCAATGGAGAATCAACGTAAACAAGAAGAAGCAACTTCTAAACAAGAGTTAGAAAGAGCAAAACTACTTCAAGCACAAGGTTTAAACCAAGAAAAACTTGAACAGAATGAAGAATTAGCTGAATTACGTGCTGAGACTTCACTTGAGAAGCAAGAAATAGCAAATGAAAACAGATTAACACTTGCTAACATGAAACCAAACAGATAAAAGGAGTATATTATGATGAATTACAAAACAGGCGGCAAAAAAGTAGCGATGCCAGAGCAAGAAAAAGTAGTTGACCCTAGATCAGAGAAAAGTTTTAGAGGAAAAAGCTTTATTGCTAAAGGCGACACTAATCCGGTTAAAGGAACTGGTGCTGCAAGAAAACAAAAAGACGTAACCTGGTATTAGTATGTGGTTAGGAGCTATTAAGTTAGCGTTAAACGCAGGAACGCATATTTACAAAAAGAAACAGGAAACTAAAATGCTTATGGCTGATGCACAAGCACAACATGCATCTAAAATGGCCACAGGTGAACTAGCATTTAGCGGAAAACTTTTAGAAGCTAGACAAAACGATTATAAGGACGAAGTAGTTCTTGCAATTTTGACACTGCCCATAATTGTCCTTGCATATGGAGTTTGGTCAGACGATCCACAGGCTATGGACAAGATAAAAATTTTCTTTGAGCATTTCCAAGCACTTCCAAAATGGTTTACTAATTTATGGGTACTTGTATGTGCTAGTATATTTGGTATAAAGGGTACACAGATTTTTAGAAACAACGGAGGCAAAAAATAATGGCTAAAAGATTCGGTGGCGGAAATAAAAAATCTACACCTAAAACAGAAAAAACAGAAGCACCTAAAAAAGAAGGTTTCTTAAGCAGAATTAGAAAAAAGATTGTACCTACTTTTGGTGAGCAGTTTAAAAAAGCAAAAGATGCTGGTAAAAAAACTTTTAAATCTACTAGAGATGATACCACTAAAGGTAAACTAGAATATTCTACAAATACAAAAAAAGACGTTGCTAAAAAAATAGCTAGTAACACAGCAGCCGAAGCAAAAAGAAAAGAAGGCAAAGGCGGCGGTGCAGATAGTGGCGCTAAAGGTGTTTTCAATAAAGCAACTGGATCAGCAGTGAGTTCTAGAGGACAAGCATTCGCTAAAGCTAGAAAAGAAGGTAAGAAAACTTTTATGTATAATGGTAAGTCTTACTCTACTCTTAAAAAAGGTGAGAAACCAAATAAAATAATGCCAGAACTATCTGGAAAAACTTCTAAAAAAATAAAAAGATTTGTAGGTGCTAACGGCGGTAGAACTAATTATCGTGGTGGTGGATTAGCAGTTGCAGGTTTTGGAAAGGTAATGAAATAATGAGAAGATTTTATAATAAAGGCGCAAAAGGATTATCAGGTGGACAAGTCAAACTTGATAAAATGGGAAACAATGACGGAAAAATTTCTGGAGAAGATTTTGCAGTTATCCGAAGTAAAAAAATGGATGGCGGCATGATGGAAGAAGCAAAAGAAATAAATTCTAAAATAAAAAATTCTCGTACTTTAAAAATGGGTGGCGGCATGATGAAAAGAATGGGTTTAAAAAAAGGAACTGTTATAGAACAGGGACCTCCAGGAACTGAAGGTCAATATAATAAAGCAGCTAAAGATAGATTAAGCACTATAGTAAAAAATAAAAAAACTTTAAAATCAACTAACCCTAAAATTTCTCAAGCTAAAAAAGATAAAGCTAGAAAACAAAATAAATTTTTACAAGGTGGGGATGGTCAAAATTTTAAAAAACCAATTAAACAATATGCATCGGGTGGCAGAGTTAAAAGAGCTGCTGGTGGACCTGGTTTATACGCAAACATTAAAGCTAAAAAAGATAGAATTGCAGCGGGATCAGGTGAAAAAATGAGAAAAGTTGGAACCAAAGGAGCACCCACTGCTCAAAACTTTATAAACGCAGCAAAGACCGCTAAAAAGGTTTAATGCCCGCAAACTCTATAAGAAAAACTACCAGTACAGGTGGTAATTATAGACCGACAAAATCTGGAGCTGGAATGACAGCAAAAGGTGTAAGAGCTTACAGGTCCGCAAATCCTGGAAGTAAATTAAAAACAGCCGTAACTGGAAAAGTGAAGCCAGGATCAAAAGCTGCTAATCGTAGGAAGTCATACTGCGCTAGATCACTAGGACAATTAAAGAAGTCATCAGCAAAAACTCAAAACGATCCTAACTCACGAATAAGACAGGCACGGAGAAGATGGAAATGTTAAATGAGAACAGCTATATTAGACGCGTTAGAAGCTAGATACGAAGCACACATTGCTGAAGCGCACGCAACAATAAAAATATATTTAGAAAATTCAGTAGGTATTGGGGAACACCCACAACATATTGATGAACTAGACAAACAATTCGAAAAGATTGCTAGTGCTGAAGAAAAATTAAAAGCATTAGAAGATTTTAGAATAGAAAGAAAGGAAATGTAATGGAAGACGGATTAACAATACTATCAAAAATACAAAAAACAATGAGAGAAAATCTACAAAAAGTAGGTGACATCTTGATAAGTGGTGGCGTTGACAACATGGAAAAATATCAGTATATGTTAGGTCAAGCTAGAACGTATCAAATAATGTTACAGGAAATCTCTAACCTGCTAGATAACAAGGAGCAAAAAAATGAACAAGGAACAGTCATCGACCTCAACTCAAGAAGTCCCAAAGCATAAGTTTGCATTGGAAGAAAAATATAAAGAAGATAAAAAAAACAAACCTAAAGAAAAAGATTTAGCTAATGCTGAATTAACTAAATTACCTAATCCTACTGGATGGAGAATTTTAGTTCTACCTTTTAAACAAAAAGAAAAAACTAAAGGTGGTATTATATTAGCAGACGACACTATTGAGAAATCTCAAATTGCATCTAATTGCGGTTTGGTTTTAGCAATGGGTCCACATTGCTATGATAAAGAAAGATATCCCGAAGGCCCGTGGTGCAAGAAGGGTGATTGGATTATCTTTGCTAGATATGCAGGATCAAGAATACAGATAGACGGAGGGGAAGTAAGACTGCTAAATGACGATGAAATTTTAGCAACCGTTAATCACCCCGAAGATATATTTCATCAATATTAATCATAGAAGGAGATAACTATGCCAGAAGAAAATAAAAAAGTAGAAGAAATGGTCGACATAGATAATTCAGGACCTGAAATAGAAGTTAACATAGAAGAAACAAAGGAGAATGAAAATAATGAAACTATTAACAACGATAATAAGTCCGATGGTACACTTTCGAAATCTGATGAGCAGTTGGATATTCGAGTTGGCGAGGACGACAAAGAACCAGTTGCAGAGAAAAAAGAAGAAACTAAAAAAGAAGAACTAGAACAATATAGTGATGGCGTTCAAAAAAGAATTGCAAAACTTACTAAAAAATGGCGAGAAGCAGAAAGACAAAGAGAAGCTGCTTTAGAATATGCTAAAGGTGTGCAAGATGAACATTCTAAACTAAAAACAAAAGTATCTAATCTAGAACCTAGTTATGTTAATGCAATGGAAGGTAGAGTTGTATCTGGTTTACAAGCAGCACAAGCAAAATTAGTTGCTGCAAGAGAAGCTGGAGATATTAAATCTGAAGTTGAAGCACAAAAAGAAATAGGTAAATTAGGTGTTGAAGAATCAAGAGTTGCTGGAATGAGACAAAGAGTGGCAGCGGAGATGAAACAAGTACAACAACCTGTAAAAACATTAGAAGAATCTATAGCACCAACACAAGCTGCACCAGATCCAAGAGCCGAAGAATGGGCTGACAAAAACACTTGGTTTGGTCAAGATAGTGCTATGACGTACACTGCTTTTGATTTACATGAAAAACTAACCAAGGAAGAAGGGTTTGATCCTGCTTCAGACGAATATTATGCTGAAGTAGATAAAAGAATGAGACTTGACTTCCCGCATAAATTTGGTAAAACCGAAACTAGGGAATCGACTAAACCTACACAAACTGTAGCGTCAGCTACGCGAAGTGTTAATAATAGTCGCAAAACAGTGAGGCTCACACCGTCTCAAGTAACGATTGCTAAAAAATTAGGTGTGCCACTAGAGCTTTATGCGAAACAACTAAACATCACGAAGGAGAGATAAGCATATGATAAACGATAAAAAAATAGACTCCCGTGCGAGCCAAACAAAAGTTAAAGAACAAAAAAGAGTTTGGACTCCACCATCATCTTTAGATGCACCACCCGCACCAGATGGATTTAAACATAGGTGGATAAGAGCTGAAACGATGGGTTTTGACGACACATCAAATATGTCAGCTAAACTACGATCAGGTTTTGAATTGGTTAGATCCGATGAATATTCTGATATAGATTATCCAACTGTTAATACTGGTAAATACAAGGGAGTGATCGGAGTTGGCGGCCTACTGCTAGCAAGGATACCAGAAGAGATTGTAGAAGCGCGCAAGGAGTATTTTGAAAAACAACTTCAAGATAGAAATAACGCGATTGATAATGATCTTATGAAGGAGCAGCATCCAAGTATGCCTATCAATAGTGATAGACAGACTCGTGTAACCTTCGGTGGTACAAAGAAAAGTTAATTTTTTAGCAATTCTTACCAACGATTTAAATTAATCGTTTGCTTTCGAGCAAACAAAAGGAGATAACAATATGGCAAATAAAGATGCAGCTTTTGGTTTTAAACCGACAAGACACTTGTCTGGTGGACTAATCAGAGCAGAAGAGTATGCAATTGCTAACAACGCGTCAGGTTCAATTTTTACTGGACAAGTCGTTGAAGCAGTAGCAGGTGGTGGTATTGAACCAGCAGCAGCGGGAGACACACAACAATTGGGTGTATTCGGTGGTTGTTTTTTTACTGACCCCACAACAAGTAAACCTACGTTTAAAGCGTCATACACACAAGTCGCAGCAGCGGATATAGTAGCTACAGTTCATGTAGATCCTAATATCGTGTATGAAGTACAGCATGATGGTACTGGAACAGCGGCGATGAATAATTCAGCTTTTGATTTTACAGGAGTAGCAGGAAGCGCTCTTACTGGACAATCAACTTCGGAGTTAGACACGTCTAGTTCAGGAACATCAGGCGGTTTTAAACAAATCGGTATATCAAAAGATCCTGACAATAGTGATGTGGCTTCAGCAAATGCAAATGCATATGTTGTATTCAACACTGGCGAACATGTCTTTAAATTAACAACAGGCGTATAATAGGAGTATAAATTATGGCTATATCAAGAGCACAACTAGTTAAAGAACTAGAGCCAGGTTTGAATGCATTATTCGGCTTGGAATACAAAAACTACGCAGATGAGCATGCTCAAATTTTCGATGTCGAAAATTCGGACAGAGCTTTTGAAGAAGAAGTAATGTTAAGTGGTTTCGCAAACGCTTCAGTAAAACCTGAAGGTTCAAGCGTTAACTACGATACAGCACAGGAATCTTTCACTGCTAGATACACACACGAAACGCTTGCTTTAGCGTTCTCAATCACTGAAGAAGCGATTGAAGATAACTTGTACGATAGACTTGCGTCTAGATATACAAAAGCATTAGCTAGATCAATGGCAAATGCTAAACAAGTTAAAGCAGCAAACGTACTGAACAACGCGTTCAGTTCGTCTTTCACAGGTGGTGATGGAGTAGAACTTTGTTCTGCTGTTCACCCAATTGTGGCTGGAACGTTCAAAAATGAACTGTCAACTGCAGCTGACTTAAACGAAACTTCGTTAGAGCAAGCTCTTATTGACATCGCAGCAATGACTGATGAAAGAGGCCTAAAAATTGCAGCTAAAGGAGTTAAAATGATAATTCCTTCTGCGCTTCAATTTACTGCTGAAAGACTTATGAAGTCTCAAGGTAGAACAGGTACTGCAGATAATGATATCAATGCAGTTGGTAACATGGGGATGATTCCTCAAGGTTATGTAGTTAATCACTACTTAACTGATACTGACGCATTCTTTATCAAGACTGATGTTCCTAATGGATTAAAAATGTTCGTTAGATCACCAATCAAAACTGCAATGGAAGGCGACTTCGAAACTGGAAACGTTAGATACAAAGCTAGAGAGAGATATTCTTTTGGATTCTCTGACCCTAGAGGTATCTTCGGATCACCAGGAGCAGCGTAATCGTAATAATTTTGTGGCGGACATAGTTCCGCCACACTTTAAATATAGAAAGACAAAACATGAAAAATACCTCTATCAACATTTGGGCCTACAATTATCACGCTAAATTTAATATTGAGCATGATAAAGATACAGCTGAAAGTGTTGAAAAAGCAATACTTGACAAGCTAGGAGAAAAGAGTATAGTTTGGGAATATCTCGGAGATGCATATCATTCGGGATTAAATAGAATAACTTATGAAGAGGTTATCGATGATACAAGACCTGTACAAACAAAAAAGGTCCTTGGAGTTGAAGTGGCAACAGGAGCACCTAGATAATAATAGGTATACTCTTGAGATGGTTAAGATAGATGACAAAGTTAAAAGAGTTATCACTGACATCAAGCTGGAAGAAGCAGCTATTGCACATAGACAGAATCAAGTTGAGGATGTCACTCCACAAGTTTCTGTAGCTACTTAAGTCACAAAGCTACATCGCTGAAATCGCACTTTTATTACAGGGTCTCTTGCACTCTATTAAAAACTGTTGTACAATTACCACACTATATAAAAAATAAATTTTAAATGTAGACGCGTATAGTCGACATCCCTAGGGACTACATTTACATATTCTAGGAGGAATATTAACATGGCTAATACAACATTTAACGGCCCAGTAAGAGCAGAAGGTGGTTTTGAACAAATTA